TCCTCAAAAGATTACTTTCGTCCGCGAGGCGATATTACAACTGTATTGGATCTTACGGATCGAGATTCACAAGATAACACTTATTTTCCAGTAGATGTGGAGGGTTCCTGGTTTTATCGCGGAGATCATTTGACAGTATACCCTACCGCCATGAGCGTTCAGGAATTTACCCAACGTGGTCCCGCCGATTGGGGTCAACGATTTAGTTTTGAAATTGGAAGTTTGCCTGCAGGAGATTTATTACAGTATGTGATTCTTCAAGTGAAACTTGATAGTTGGTATAATAATACAATCATTCAGGAACTTGCAGATGGAACCCTATCGCCTGATCTTACCAATCATGCGGATGATTATTGGACATATTGTAATAGTCTAGGAACGAGCCTCATTGAATATGCCGATTTTATTGTAAACGATCAAACCATTGAACGGGTAACGGGTGAATTCATTCGCACCTTTTTCAATGCAGATTCCAATATTAATCATCGATCTGGTATTTCATCCGATGCCATTGGAACCGTGCCGACCCCTTATTTATCGATCCCTTCTGTACTAGAAACCGCATTTCACCCTGTCCGTCCATTTCCTGTTGAAGATGGTGCCTATTTCTGTATTTTGCCTTTTTTCTTTACACGAACGAATTTGAAGGAGGTCTTTCCTTTGCTATCCTGCAATGAAGGAAATGTACGTGTGGATGTCAAGCTTCGCCCTTTTCAGGATGTGGTGCGAAAATATGTGGGATATCGTGAATCATGTAGCGATGTGCCCTTGCAAAAGGAAGTGCATTTTACATTAGCAAGTCCAATTGCAACTATTACGACAACTACGGTAACACAGCCGCCCGCCTTTCGTGATTTTCGTATTTTAACAGGTGCCTCATTAATAACGGGATCGCTGCGTGATAAATTTCTTCATCAGCCCTTCGAACAAATGGTAAAACTCGTTCAGAATTTTCATTTTGAGGAACCTCTCAAATATTTGGTGAGCAAACCCAACGCGGATTCCGATCAGGTCGAAGTTCAATTGCCGCTCGAACTTAATCATCCTGTGGTCGAACTACTATGGGTATTTCGACGAAAGGCCGTGTTAATTAATAATGAGTGGTCGAATTTCAGCCCGAACATTGGTCTGGAGTCCAAGCCTGGTCGCATCTATCCTCCCTGGCTGGATCATGCCACCATTCGTATCAATGGGTTCGAGCTGATTTCCGCAGAGGGTGATTGGTTCCGTGAGAATATTGCCGAGAAGCACGCGGGTGGTCTTGTTTCCTATGAATCCTATGTATATGGATATTCCTTTGCAGAAGAGCCATCGGAGCATCAGCCAAGTGGTACGGCCAATATGAGCAAGGCAACATCGGTTACGTTAAAGTTACGCGTGAATGTTCCCATGAAAAAGAATCTGTTGACTCTACCCACTCCATGCGTCTTCGACGAAGTCGATGTAGGAGGATGGGAAGTGTTTGTGTATGCGATTCATTATAACTGGCTTCGCTTTGAGAATGGAATTTGCAATCGTATATTTAGCGATTAGAGCTATCTTTTGATAGCTATAGAGTCTTCAACAAGTAATCAATATTGGTTACAATGGTATCATTGTGATCCGCAAAATACCAGTCGATATTATCCCTCTCTGCAAATAATTCAATAATATTCCATACATTGGTCTCCCAGGTTAACTTATATTGGGCTTGTGTACAAAAATCAGTTAATACATTTTTTGAATGCTGAAAGAAATTTAATAAATGAGCACGGGGCATCACAAAGAATCCACCACAGAAACGCCAGTTGATGGAATCCACCGTAAAATAGCGACCAGCTGACCAACAGCCAGGAAATGCCATTTTCACAAAGACCTTCGTTTCGATTTCCTCCAATTTGGAAAGGAATCGCTCCGTATTCTTCACAATCTTCAAAATGCCAAAGTCGATCCATAGAAATTGGTTGACTTCAGGCAGCATCTCCGATGCTTTCTTCACAAATTCGATCTTGGAATTCATAAGGGCAAAGAACTCTTTGGTGTCCTTTGAAGGAGTACGACCAGCAGGTAATTCACGATCATAATTCATGGCGATTTGATGAAGTTCCAAATCAGTTAAGGAAAGCCCTACCACTTGCACGGTGGATGGCAAATGGACAAATCGTTCTACATCGGATGGGTCAACAAATAAAAGAATCGCTAGACCTGAATTTCCAAGCGGGGTAAATAAGTCAAGATATTTTTGAAAACTGTCGGGATTCTGGTAGAGGTCATAATAGCATGTGACCAGCATGGCTCTACTCGACAATGGTTTTAATAATCATAAGATGATCGCGTTTAAATGCCGATATCCGGTACTAATTTCTTAATGATAAGTATAATGTCCTCATTCTTATCATTTTCTGCATCTGCATCTGCAAACAAAGAAAAGCTTCCTAACCCAGCGAATGGTCGTATGATTACCATTACGGTTAGCAATATGCAAGGAAGAGTGGAAGAGATTACAATATCTTCACAATTAGATATATCAGTTCTTATTGATAAAATCCTAGGATTAGGATTAATTCAGGGACTACCCCATGAAGTTGTATTATTCTATGATAATCACACGGTAGTTCCAGTTGTTGGTATACTTGCGAATCTTGGTATGAACAATGGTACCCATTTGTATGTATTTAAAAAGAACGACGATCCTTTACTTATTGAAGAGGTGATGGGTGTTGCACCAGCTGGTCCAAGTATGGATCTAAGTCGTCAAAATGCAGTAAATCCTTTTCCCCAAGGTGGAAAGCGTTCGCGTCGCAATAAGAAATCTCGTCGCAATCGTAAATCGCGTCGCAATAAGAAGACACGTCGTAATCGTAAATGATTTAAATAAGCAACACGATGTAATAATCAAATGAACTTCATTGTATTATCATCTCGTCTTATCAATCCATCCTACATTTCATCGATTATTCTCAGAGAAAATAGGTATACGATTAACATGCTACATTTTGACATAAAAGGATCCATGCTATTTGGATCAGGATATCTTGATTCTGATAATGAAATTACCATTTGTAAAAAGGAAGACCCTCAAGATTATGGTGTCATGAGTAATTGGATTAATCAACAAACAAAACAATCAAAATAAACAACTTAGAGTAAAATAAGAAAGATCAGTAGTATGGTGGCTAGTTTATTAAAGGTCATATCTTCAGGCATTCAGGATGAACGCCTTTCTTTTAAACATACGCTCTATCCCTTTCAAAAAGTATGGAATAAGACAGGCCGATTTACGACAAAATGGGATCGCCTTGATTTTGAAAATACACCCACCTTTGGAAATACAGGTTTCTTTCGTATTTTACGAAAAGGTCATTTGGTCACTCGCTTATTTTTGGTGGCAACCATGCCCGACATCTATTCGGCTCAGAAAGAAGCTCAACAAGCTAATGAAAATAATCCAGTTTATCCTCAATTTGGCTGGACAAACTCGTTAGGGCATGCTCTTATTAATCAGCTTACACTGGACATTGCTGCAAGTCGCGTAGAGACCATTGATGGGCGCCTTCTGGAAATCCTCGATGAATTCAACACACCGATGGAAAAATTACCAATTGTGAATGAGTTGATCAAACGAAAAGATGTAGGGTTTACACAGACATCCTTTGGTTGGTCACCGAATCCCCATTCAACACTCCCCTATCAAGAAACGGTGGTAGTCCCCCTGCCTTTCTGGTTTACACGTGGAGATGTGGGCTGCGCATTACCGATCGATTCCATTCCCATGGATGAGATCCGTGTAGGGGTTAACTTTCGTACAGTGAACGGGGTGTACTACACGGATACACAATTACTAAGTAATACATCCACGGCAGATGGGGCATCATTATGGCCAATTCAGGGAAGTTATTTCTATCCTGAGGATCCTGTCATTACCCCGAATCAAACTCCTCTTTCCAATCAAAACGGTCAGATTCAAATGCCTAGTGCGTTACAGCTTGGTGAATGCTATATTATGGCAGAATACGTCTACTTGGATCAAAATGAGGCCAACCGATTTCGCCTGGCCGATCTCCAGATTCCCATTGTTCAGCATTACGCGATGAATCCCTACGATTCACAAGGTCTTCCTCTTGCGCGTATTCGAATGGACATTCCCAACCCCTGCCGAGACATTCTCTTCATGTGTAACCCGTATATGGCTCCCGCATATAATGCCCATTTTCTGGCAACGAGAGACATGACGGGAAATCGTAATACAAAACCAACGAATTCTCAATATCCCTGGTGGCCAGATGCAATTGGGCTATTCCCTGATTCCCCGTCCCCTTATATGAGACCGGCCTTCCAGCTCTCCAATTCCGAGCCCATTTCGGGATATGAACTCGACTATCAAGGATCCCTGGTACGGTTTCGAACAGAGGCACCCGCTCTCTTTCGCTCCATTATACCGTCCTATGAGCAGAGAAAGGCACCATGGGTGAATCGGTACTATTACAACTTTCCCCTTGGTATCCAGAATGGATATACGCCCTTTTCCCAGCCAAGAGGAGAGGCTAATTTAGACAAAATGACCAATCGCGATTTGATTCTACAGTTCAAAAAGAGAAATGGAGCAGCGGCACGTTGCGTGGTATATGTCTATGCGGAGACCTATAATATGCTACGAGTGTATGGTGGACGCGCTGGATTAATGTTTGCGTTTTAAAATGCATAACGAAGTATTCGTATATGCAAGTTATTTGCGTTTTAAAATGCGCGGCGGCGCATACTCGCAAGTTATTTGCGCTTTAACGTACGCTTTAACGTACGTTTTTTTCTTCGGGTTCCACCTCTTCTGCCTCGAAGCATGGCATTTGTTTGTGCTCGTAGCAAAGCGGCCTCCGCTTCTCGTTGTGCTTTATTATGAAATGCAGCCTGGTTTCTTATAACTTCTTGATGAAGAAGAACAGCAGACTGATTGGTTGAGTTACCTGTATTGAGACGCGGAACCTGTTTTAGAATGGATTTACTAGGCTGACGTTTTAATGCGCTTAATGCATTATTAGAAGGAGTTGCTGGTTTTTCTCTATTATTAAAACGGATCCGTTTATTATTATTATAAAAATTCAACGCATTGAACCTTTTCATAAAAAAGGGGTCATTATTTTCATTATTGGACATTCTCTATTTTATCAAAATAAAATTGAAAATGTAACATTTTAAAAATAAGTCAAGAAATGAAGTTCATCTCCTTTAACGTAAACGGAATCAAGTCTATGACCCAAAAGCTGAAAAATGGGGAAAAGAAAGGCAGCGCCACCAACAATGTGATCAAATCATTGATGGAGGAACAGAAGCCAGATGTCCTCTGTCTTCAAGAAGTAAAAACACAATCCGAAGGAGATCTAGCATGGCTCAAGACACATTTTAAAAATGTATACACGAATTTCTCAAAAATGAAAAAAGGCTATTCAGGCGTAGCTCTTCTCACCAATCAAACACCCGAATGGGTTACCTATGGATTTGACGAATATGAAGAAGAAATGATCGGAGCCTATAAAATGCACGAATTTGTTCAAGAAGGTCGTATTATTACCGCGAAGTTTGAATCCTGTATTCTTGTGGCAGTATATACTCCCAATGCCCAGCCTGAATTGGCACGCATTGCGGAGCGCATTGCATGGGAACAGGTGCTTCGTATGTATCTTGTCCAGTTGAAAGAAGACCATGGATGCCCTGTCATTCTGTGTGGTGATTTGAATTGTGCACATCAAGA